TAAATAAAAACGACATTCAAGTTAATCGTGGGTTAGAATTAATCCTTAATGGGGGTAAAAAAAGGAAAAAACCATTTCATATTATATTCAGTAATATTATTTGTTTCTTTAATACAGAAATAGATTTTTATTTTGAGTTCTCCTTAAATTTAAGGAAGAAGAATAATTCCAAAGGAGGTAACAAATGACCATAGAAACTATACTAGTCTTAGTGTTGCCTATATCTTTTTTATTATTTTGTGCAGGAGCACTAGGTGGTTGGATTGCAAGAGACTACATGATGAACTATCAGGAAATACCAAGACCTCATCCTGAAATGTTCGATGAAATGGGAAATTTAGTTCCCGATGAGGTTATAGCATTCAGATTTGAAAACAATTATGACTACGACGAAGAAGACGAAAACTAAACCAACAGTAACAAGAAATAAAAAGGCTACACCTTTTGTTGTTGACAATTTACCATCCAGACCTTTAGTGTTTGAGGTGTTAGATTTAGTATCTCGTTCAAGGAGTAAAGCAAAAAAAATAGCAACTCTTCAAAAATATGATGATCAATCATTAAGAAGAATTCTTATATGGAATTTTGATGAATCTATACAATCAATACTTCCAGAAGGTCCTGTTCCTTATGTTGGATATGATGAACAGAATACTTATAATGGAACCTTGAGTACTAAAATATCTCATGATGTTCGTACTATGCATGAGACAGGAAATTTTTCTTTAGGTGTGAGTGATCAACAAGGTCATACAACTATTCGTAGAGAATCTAAAAATTTTTATAACTTTATCCGAGGTGGTAATGATGCCATGAGTAATATACGTCGTGAAACGATGTTTATTAACATTCTTCAAGGTCTTCATCCATTAGAGGCAGAGATTATTGTTCTTGCTAAGGATAAATTAATTTCTGATAAGTATAATATTACAAGAGAAATCGTTGAAGGAGCATATCCTAATATTGTATGGAGTGATAAAAAATGACTACTGTAAAGGAAGCAAAAAAACCTGAAAGAAAAGAAAATATATGGACAAAAGAAGAGAAGGAAAAAATAAAATCTCAATATGGATGTGATATAGTTATTGAAGATGGTTCTTTAGGTGATGTTCATACAAAGAAAGCACCTACTGATTCTTATATCGTTCAATATGAGTATGATAATAAGGTTCATTTTGATTTAACTAGAGGTACCAAAGTTAATCTTTTTGATATGTATTGGGATAAATTTAAAAATGGTTTAAAGACTATTGATTATGGTAGTGGCACTATAAAACCATACCTTTGGGGGTATCAATCACCTAAACAATCAAAGAAAAAAAGAAAGGTATAAACCAAAATTGACTTTTAATTCCAAAATATCGGGGCAAAAAACCCCGATATTTTTTTGCTCTGTAGGGTTTTTTACATAACTACTTGACTATATACTATACATGTGTTAGTATTAACACAACGTTCATCCCCCCTTCGACTGGGGGACGCAAGTAAGCCGACTCGGAACGGATCGTTCATCCTGTTAGCAGGACGCACAAGTTGACTAAAGGAACGGAGTAAAATCCCTACTACTTTGGAGAAACCCAATGGCAAAAGTCACTTATCGTGGTGTCGAGTATGACACTGAAGAGTACAACGCATCTGTGATTGAAGAATCACTTAAGCGTAACAGACACGATTTAATGTATCGTGGACTCAAGGTTACAAGCAAGGCAATTCCTTGCAGTTAAGTTAAAAACTTAAATAAAGAGGGTCTCTTGACAGGCCCTCTTTTTTTGTGTAAAATATATAAATACCATATAAAAATTATGGAACCACAAAGAGAAAAATTAAAACTTATTGTTCGTAATTTAGAACTATTAGTTGATGCTCTCAAAGCAGAAGTCTATTCTGACGTAGATGCCTATTCTACAAATTTAAAACAAAGTTCGGTAATGACTGATTATGATGAAATCTTCGAGGATGACGACGGATGAGAACTAAGCAATTAATTAAAAATTTGAAAGAAGCATTATCACAAGATTACTTGTATAATACTGAGGAGTTAAAATTCATGAAAGAGCAACTTTCTTCTTTACAAGAAGAATTTGTAAAATCTAAAAGAAAAAAACCTGAAGGATTTGGTAAAAAATGAACGTAAAATTTATAAGCATCACTCCCGATGCTGAGAAGATGATGGCGTATATCGCTAGGGTATCAAATCCATCAAATCAGCAAAATGAGAATTATTCGGGACTTTTAAAGTATTGTATTAAACACAACCATTGGAGTGTATTTGAACAATCCTCAATGACTTTGGAGATCGAGACGACGAGGGGATTAGCGGCACAAATTCTAAGACACAGAAGTTTCACATATCAGGAGTTCTCTCAGAGATATGCTGATACAAAACTCTTAGATGATAAAATACCCTTACCGAAACTCCGCAAGCAAGACCTCAAGAACAGGCAAAATTCTACAGATGACTTAGATGAGTTTATAGTACAAGACTTTGAGTTAGAAATGGAGAAGTTATTTAATTCTTCAATGCAATTATATAATAAAATGCTCGATAGTGGAGTCGCAAAGGAATGTGCAAGATTTGTGCTTCCACTTGCCACACCAACAAGACTGTATATGACTGGTTCGTGCCGTTCTTGGGTTCACTACATTAATTTGAGATCTGCACATGGCACACAGAAAGAGCACATGGATATTGCACATAAATGTAGAGACATATTTGTGGAGAGATTCCCGAATGTTTCAGAAGCCCTAGAATGGGTCTAAATAAATTTACAACATTTTTTAATTATGGCAACATATCCTGTGGTTCACAAAGAAACTGGTGAACAGAAAGAAGTAGCAATGAGCGTCAATGAATGGAGTAAATGGTGTGAAGATAATCCTGATTGGAAGAGAGATTGGAGTGATCCATCAACTTGCCCAATGGCAGCAGAAGTAGGAGATTGGAGAGATAAATTACGGAAAACAAAACCTGGATGGAATGATATATTAGGCAAAGCACAAACAGCTCCTGGATCTAGAGTTAAAAAACTATAATGCCAAGAAGAAAAAAAGGTGCCGAACAACCGATTGGGGTTGGATTGACTACCAAACAAATGAAAAGAAAGAGACCATTAGGTTCTGAATATTTGGTTAATATTGAACCAATTAGTGAGAATCAGAAAAGACTTTTCAATTCATATAAAGAAGGTAAACATTTAGTTGCTTATGGTTGTGCTGGAACTGGTAAAACATTCATCACACTCTATAATGCACTAAGAGATGTTTTAGATGAAAGTAGTCCATATGAGAAAATTTATATTGTTCGTTCTTTAGTTGCCACAAGAGAGATTGGTTTCTTACCTGGTGACTATGAAGATAAATCTGACATCTATCAAGTGCCTTATAAGCACATGGTGAAGTATATGTTCCAGATGTCTTCTGATGCAGATTTTGAGATGTTATATGGAAATCTCAAAGCACAAGATAGCATTAAGTTCTGGAGCACTTCATTCTTGAGAGGAACTACATTGGATAATGCGATTGTCATTGTTGATGAATATCAGAATCTTAATTTTCATGAATTAGATTCTATTATCACTCGTATTGGTGAAAATAGTAAAATATGTTTCTGTGGAGATGCTAGACAAACTGATTTAGTGAAGACAAATGATAAGAATGGTATCGTAGATTTCATGAACATCTTGCGTAAAATGCCATCTTTTGATATAATAGAATTTGAAATAAGTGATATAGTTCGTTCTGGACTTGTCAAAGAGTACATTATCGCAAAAATGGAAGCAGGTATGTAATGTTTAATCATGTTGATTTGACCCTCCCTAAACTTTCTAGGGAAACCATAGATGGAGTTCGTTATTATTCTGTTCCAGATGAAGAAACTTTACTTAAGTTAGTTTCTATCACTTCTGTTACAAGTCATTTTAACAAAGAAATCTTTGTTAATTGGAGAAAAAGAGTTGGTAATGAAACTGCAGATAAGATCACGAAGGCAGCAACCAGACGTGGTACTGACATGCACACTCTTACTGAGTACTATTTGAAGAATGATGATCTTCCAGAAGTACCACCTATCTCAGAGTTTCTCTTTAAAATTGCAAAGGTGGAACTCAATAAAATAAATAATATTCATTCTTTAGAAGGTTCCCTATATAGTAAGCAACTAGGTATCGCTGGAACAGTTGATTGTATTGCAGAATATAACAACGAATTGTCGATAATAGATTTTAAAACTTCTAAGAAACCCAAACCTAGAGAATGGGTGGAACATTATTTCGTTCAGGCAATGGCATACGGATGCATGTTGTATGAACTGACAGGTATTTCTGTCAAAAAACTTGTAATTATTATGGCTTGTGAAAATGGAGAATGTGTCATCTATGAAGAATACGACAAATCAAAGTACATCAAACTGCTCGGCAAATATATTAGAAAATTTGTTGGAGATA